GTCGCCGCCGCCGTGGTTGATGCAGTTTGTGCAGTTAGGGCTGCTGATACTTTTCCAGAAGCGCCAACCTGCCCAAAGGCAGCTCTAATCTGGCCCATCTGTGCTGCGGTCAGTGTGCGCGTGGACTTCGTTGCGCCCAGACTCGCATTAGTCAAAGTTTTGTCAAATTTTCTAGCTTGGGTTTCAGCCCGACGCAAGTCACGGTTATACTGGCTGAGATTAGCGCGTACCGAAACTTCAACGGAGCCTGCCTGTTGAACCATAACAACGTTCCCTCTACCCCTAGTCCCCTAACATTGCGTCAAAGGCAACGGGTGTGATTGGCGGTGCTTTATTACCGGGTCGCTGTTGCGCCTTTTTCGGCTCAGATGGTCCAAACAATAATTGAGATTCTTGCCTCAGGCGCTCTTGCAAACCCTCAAAGGCAATGACAATTGCGTTAACATCCGAGTAAAGCGTTTGCTCTTCCG